TCTGCTCAACGACAGTCGCGTTCAATTCGGTCATATCCGTTCCTCTCTCGTGGTCGTCTCCGCCCACAGTTCATCTAGCGTGATGTTCATGCGCCCTGCCTCGATGGCGAACTTGGGCGGCTGCTTTGGCTCATCCGATCCGGATGCTTCGCGGTACATGACCGCGCAATAGCGCATCGCGTCAGCCGCGTGGCTCGTCCAGTCATGCAGTGGTTTGTCTCGGAATACCTTCTTCTCGCCGTCCCATTCGCGCCGATACAGGCGCAGCGCGTCCAGCAATTCAAGGCAGTTGTCTTTGTCGATGTAGGTGCGCGGCAGCATCATCCGCACCGCTTGAATGCCGTCCTGCAAGCTCAACTCAGGCACGATGCGACTGTTGTAGCCAAGTGCTGCAAATTGCTCTTGCGTGCTCTTTCCGCCGCTTGCAAACGTCTTGGCGCGTGCGTCATGCGGAAGAAACAGGCATGGCTTTTCACCAAGGCTGAAATAGCTGTAGGGCTTGGCGTTGAGCACATCAACGTAGTGCTGCACACCCTGCCCGCTGGCCGCGTAGTAGTCGATGATCCTGACTTCGCCGCGCGCAACCTGGTAGAACACAATCGTGGTGTCGTCGCTGTAGCCAATATCCCATGCCGTGAAGACAGGCAGGATCGGGTCATACTCGACCGTACAGATGCGGCCATCTTTGTCTGCCAGCGCCAGGTCACGCCCGTAATACGCGCCCTGAATCGCTGCCTCAAAGCTGCACTCGTACTCTTGCGCGTATTGGTCGTCCGTCATCTGCTGCTGTGCGTCTTTCAGTTCGTCAGCATCGACAAGACCGGACTCTGACGCCCTCAGCATTAGGCGATACCAGTCTTTATGTCCTTCGGTCTCTTTCCACAGCTTGTGAAACGCATTCGGGCCTTTGGGCGTGCCGATGAACACCGCCCAGCCCTTGCGGTCACTTAGCGCAGGTCGTAGCACCTCGCCCCACACGCCATAGCGCATGTCTGCGTACTCATCCAGCACCACGCCATCCAGATACAGACCACGCAGCCGATCAGGATTGTCTGCGCCATAAAGCCTGATCCGCGCACCATTGGGCAGATCCGCTCTAAGCTCGGTCTCGTTGTACTGCACACCCGGAATATCTGCCGTCAGTTGCTTGACGTACTTCCAGGCCACGTCCTTAGCCTGGTTGTACTGCGGGCAGAGGTAGGCGTATCGGGCGTCCTGCTTGCGCGTCAGCAGTGCAGACAGGATCAGGTCAGCCACGCATGCGACGGTCTTGCCTGCGCGACGATGGCACACCATCACGGCCCATCGGTTAGGCCGATTGTGAAACTCTACAAACGGACCCCGAGGGCCGTAACCGTTGATGCCTAGTTGCGCTCTGCTATCGTCGGCTTGAGCCAAGGCGCAATGATCTCGAATCGCATCGCGCCACCATCAGCGCCGGTCACTTCGTGTCTCTGCTTATCGCTGTATGCAGGATTGCGGATCGCAGCACGCCTTGCGCACTCTTGGGCGAATGCACGCGCAGCACTGGCGTCGATATTGCCCGTCTTGTCCATCGCGCTTGCAACAGCTTCCAATCCACGGTCTAGCCATGCCTCTGCACTCATCGACCGTGCAAACGCGGATCGTTTAGCGATTTCCTCGTCCGCACTCAATAGCTGCGACAGTCTGCCTGGTGTGATGCCGAGGCTTCGCGCTATCTCTGCTTGGCTCTCGCCGTCCATGATGCGGTCCAGCACCGCGTCTAGGTCGTACTTCATGCTAGTGCCGCATTCAGTTCGGCGAGAGCCGATGCAATGGCATGCTCTGCGCCGTTTTTGATGATTTCGGCGGCTGTTACAGTGATGCACGGCACGTCGACAGCGCCCCTATGCGGTAATGCGCTATCCACATCTGCTTGTCGTGCGATGTAGTAGCCGTCCGATGTCTTGAGCGGGTGGATGTAATAACCCATGCCCCGCGCCTTTTCGATGGCGTGCTGTATTTCGTCCATATCATTACCTTTCCGGGTTGCCGGTCTGGCGTATCGTGATTTACTTGAGATCCGCTGCGGCGCCTTTGAGCCGTGCGGTTGCCCTTGCGAGGTTCGACCGCTCGTTGTTGATTGCGGTACGTAATACCTCTGCGCGCTCTTGCACGGTCGTTAGCTCGGCCTGCAAACCTTTGATGCGATCTTGTGCCACCTCGGCGGCGCGTGCGGCATCAGCGGCGTCCTTTAGTGACATATCGGCTCCGAGGTTCTTCGTGACGGGTGTTGAAAAGCAAAACGGCCCGCGATCAGAAGATGGCGAGCCGTTTCTTTAGGGCGCAGTGTCCCGAACGAAAGTTTAGACCGTTTTTTTCGTCGATGCAACCACTTCACACCACCCCTTTAGCCCTAGCCAATCTCTCGAACTCATCCATCGCCCCCGGCAGGATGTCTGCCGCTGGCGTCCGGAACCGGAACACCGCAGCCACACCATAGGCGTGCATGATCGCTGCTGCGTGTATGGGCTGGCAGTCATTTACCGCCGCATCCACCAGTACGCACATGTGGCTGTCCGACTCCTCGCACATGTGATCGAACGCCTCCTCAGCATGCGCACCGCCACTACTGAATCCGCATGCCTTGTCAGGGTAGCCGCGCCCGTACCGCTCGCCTTGCTGCCAGTGCGCCCAAAGCCGCAGCCAAGCATCCGCCCATTCGTGTCCGCGTGCGCTCATCGTTTCGCCTTCCCGTTTATCAGGTCGCCAATCTGCCGCACATACTCTTGCTGGTCCCACGAAAGCCGGTCGTCATCGACATGCACGACTAGCCAGCCGTCTGCGTGCCATGCGTCCCGTTTGATGCGCTCCACGTCTAGCGTGCTCGGTATAAGCCGGCCTAGTGCGCACTGCGGGCGGGTCATTCCCTCACCTCGATCCTGACAGCGCACGAGTACCCGCCACGATGCGGTCCCGTGAATTTGGCCTGCTCATAGCGCCATTGGATTCGCTTGTCGCCGTCGTCTATACCAAGTGCGTCCGCTATGCCGTCCCGGACGTGTTTTGCTGACCCGGCGAGGTTGTCATCGTCCAGCTCACGAGGCGCGATGCGGGTAATCGTCACGGTCAGCGAAAGAGTCGTTTCGATCAGCTCCGAAACATGATCGCGCGCGATGGTGTGCGCGGCTGTGCGCTGCGTCTTAGCCCTCCGTGCCCGCGCCATGTGATGCTCGCGTGCGTTCAAGAGGCTAACGAGCCTGACGGGAACCTCGAACTCGATCACTCGTCGCCCCTGAATGCGTGCGGGCAAAGCTTGCGAACCCTGCGCTCTGCTGTCTCGATGATTGCAGCGCGCTCGTTCGGTGTGCGGCGCATCTCCCCTAACCGCTGGTGTGCATCGCGTAGCGTCATCTGTGCGTCAGCAGGTAGCAAGCTGTGATTCCAGTCGGGCGGTAAGTAGCTCATCCGTAAATTGCCTCCAAGGTTTCAGCGACCAGTTCAAGTTCCGTCGTTTTGTACGTGCGCTCGAATGCCCGTGTGCAGTGATTTATTTAAGCGGCTCTGTGACTGCTCTTTCAGGACTCCACCCGCGACGAATTCTATAAATAATCGTGTTTTGCTTTACCCCTACTGTTCTTGACCACTCAGCAATGGTTTTCTTTTGACCAGCAACATCAATCCAAACATTACTTGCCGTGTTATTTGCCTGCTGAAAATAAGTTGCCCACCTGCAATTTTTTGGTTCGTAATTTCCGCTTCCGTTAATTCTGTCAAGACTCATTGAACTTGGCGGCTCACCCATATCTTCGCAAAAATTAGCGAAAGACTCCCATCTTTTACAAACTCGTATTCCTTTTTCGTAGTAATTACGCCTAGATTTTCCGGTTGCAGAATCAGAACACCTTCTAATCATGCCCTTCCATATTAAATACATCCTGCTTTTACTTTTTCCAGCAAGCTCTGGATTTTCTGTCTTGAATCTTGGCGACGCACATCCGCAGCTTTTATTCCGGCCCGCCCTTAGACCAGTTCCTTCAACTACCCTTGAGTTGCCACAATCGCATATGCACAACCACATGGCCGATCCAGATTTGTTATTTTCTTTTCTTTCAACAACCAATAGCTTTCCAAACCTTTCATTAGTCAATTCGATGACAAGACCTTTTCTTTTCATATCAGCCCCTTTTGCCTCAAAATAACCAAAGACTCTGCATGTCCGGCATACCAAGCCAATTCAACATCTTCACAAGACAAACCGTTTGGCCTGACAAGTTGCCCGTCGTATATTGCGTCGCAATAAGTGCAGCAATAAGCCCCGTTTATATCTAGGCTTTTCACTCCTAATCCTTTTCCTGCTCTGCTGTGCCTGTTATGCGACCAAATCGTCATTGAAGGATCGTCAGGACAACCATAAATTCGAACCAAACAACTCTCGCCTCGCGCGCTTTCTCGAATTGCGGCGCTTTTTCTATTTGGTGTTTTTTGTCGAGCCGCGCTCATGCCGCCACCTCGTCGCCAAACTTGACGCCACGCTGCGCGCCGAATGCCTCGATCAGCGTCATCAGGTCGGATAGCTCGCTTTTCGTCATCTTCGATGTCCGCGCACCCAACACGACGAATCCACCATCCAGACCGGGCACTGCGCGTTGCTTGCGCATGCCAGCGGTAAAGATGTCTTTCCAGTTTTCCGGAGTGAGCGTTTCGCCATACCACTCGACCTGCTCGGCAATGTGCGTAAGTAGCACCCACAAACGGGCGTTCTGATCTAGCGTGCGGGTCGGCTCTCTCAACTGGAAAACATAGCCATCTGGCGCTTGGCTGATGTATCGCATCGCTGCTGTGCGCGCTGCTGTGCCGGTCAGAATCAAAGACTTCATGACTCGATCCAGTAGTAAGGCGTGACACCGACCTTGACCATCTTCACGCCCGGCGTTGCATTGAAAACTTGCAGCGCGTACCGCTTCGACACGCTCAACTCTTTGCAGACTTGACCGCATGACCAGCGGCCACGCCTGAGCATGTCTGCGACCATCGAACGACGGCTGAGTGATCGCGGCGAGGTGTATTGCCCGGAAGCCGAAAGATGTTTATGCACGTATGACTTTGAGCGACCGATCTCGTCGCCGATGTCGCGCAGGTTCAAACCTTCGGCAGCGAGCCGAATCATCGTCTCAAGCTCTATTGCAGCGTCCGAATCAGTCAGCGGCGCGGGCTTCGGTGCCGCCACCTTCGGAGCCTTGAACGGTCCGACCACCATCGGCGACTGCGGTTGGATGATCTGCATTCCGATTTGCCAGTCGTTCATTCCATACCCTCGTCAATTCCTCTTTCATTCGATCCGCTGCCGCCTTGCCTCTGTGCCGCTCGATCAGCTCCAGGTATGTGGCGCGGCGCTCTCTGCTCGGCATGCGCACCACCATGTTTAGCTCGCACTGCTGCCTGTAGTCCTCTGTGTATGTCGGACGGCCGGCGCAGTTCGAGCATGTGCATTCACGCGGCACGCTGTAGCGTCACCACTCGTACTAGCGGCACCCAATGCACAGCGGGCCCGCTCTCGTTTCCTGCAAAGCTGCATATGTGGGCGTTGTGCGACTTCGGGGTAAACCTCGCGCACGTCCTCGCAACCTCGCAATTCAGACCAGCGCATGTGCCGTTCAATGGACGCCCCTCCTGAATTGAGGCGGTAGCGCGTCAAGAACTCGCTTTCTGGCTTCCTGATCCGCGTGTCCAGTTACGGATTCCGCCTGCCATACCGGATAAAGCGGCCTCGCCTGCTCTACAGGTTTGACCCATTCCGCAGGCTTAACCCATTCGCCCTTAAATCCAGTCCATCCGCGTGTGCAGCACTCGATGAGTGCGTCTTGCAGCGTCAGCCCTGCACGCGTTGCCTCGGCCTGTATCCGCTTCAGTGCAGTCATGGTGAGTGGCGCTTTCTTTGCTTTTCGCATGACAAGAAAGTCGGCAGCCACTTGACGATCAACCTGAATGGATTCCATCAGGTCTATCCATTCAGCGTCTTTCATGCTGCGAACTCGTCAAATAGATCGCACTGGTCCTCTTTGCTGTCCAAGTCCTCGACGGCCATCTCCATGTTTTTGACGGCCTGCCGGTAATAGCTCGGCTTCAATTCAGCACCGATACCCATCCGACCCCACCTAACAGCGGAATAAACCTCGCTTCCAACACCCATGAACGGCGTCAGAACGGTTTCACCTGGATTGCTGCGCATCTGGATAACGCGGTCGATAACGTCAAGTTGCAACGGGTGTACGTGCTTTTCATCTTCCTTGTCTCGGGCCTCGTCATATGGCAACACGCGACCCATGCGGATATCGTCCCAAATGGACGATGCGTATCGACGCCATATCCAGTGACTGAATCTGTTTGCCTTCTGGTCCCCGTCAAACCCGCGAAGTGCGCGAACCTCTGCCGGCATCTTTGAGTCGTCACCGGCGTACTCCAGAAAACCAGTCGGATGCGCGACCGGGATCTGGTTCTCTCCCCGCTTTCGGAAAATCAGAACGTAGTCAGCCGATGCAACACCGCATTGCACGGAGTCATCAACAGCCGTCCGGTGTGCGAGGTTCTTTTGCAGCGTGCGATTGCGAACCCAGAGAGGTTCCTTCCATACCGCATGACGCGCAATGAAGTGCCATCCTTCGCGCTCATGCAGACGGATGATGTCGCCGGGGAAATCAATGTAATGGTCAGATCCGCTGTTACCGCTCGGCACATCCATGCAATGCACGGCAGTGCAGCGACCCGGAAGCGTCAGCCGTGACAACTCACGCACAACAAAGGTGTAATGCTCAAAGAACTGCTCATAGCTGTTGCAGTTCGACAAGTCGCGCTCGTCGCTGCTGTAGTTGTAAAGCCCACCGAACGGCGGAGAATACACCGACAGATGCACGCTGTTTGACGGCAGGCTTTGCATTACCTCAACGCAATCGCCGTTGTATGCCGCGTAGTTCTTCGTGATTACTTGACCAAGTACAGCCATGAAGGAACCTCCATCTTTTTTGTGTGATAGGTGCGCGAGCTAATGCCCATCGCGTTATTCAGTTCACCGACCAAGTTTGCAATCATCGACTGCGCCTGACCCGCCTTACGTTTCAGGGTTTGCAAAAGCAGCGACTGGCATTCTGTATGCAC